GGGCGTTGCTGCCCTCCTTGATCTGCAAGCCCTTACCGGCCGCCTGCGCGACCACGTTGCCGTCGGTATTGACATCGCCACCGAAGTAGGACTTGTCGGTCTCGACGTAGACGCCGTAGCGGTTGGTGCCGACGCCACGAGCGGCGATGTAGGCGCCGTAAGCGTTCGTGATGACGCCACCGCCGCTGTTGGTGATGGCGTTGCAAACGACGGACGCCGCGCCGGTGATGGTCCCAGCAGCTTGATTTACGGGCGCGAAACGTCCGCCCGCCAAGCCGACGGTAGACGTGAGGTTGACCGCCGTCGTTAGCACGCCAGCCCCGTAGATGCCGGTGAATAGCCCGATGCTATTGCTGGCCGGGTTCCCGCTCATCACCCCGGCGAAGCCGGCGCGGACGGTGGCCGAACCCGTGGACGCGCTCGTGCCGTTGACCTCGGTGTGGACGAATCCCGTCAGGCCGGAAGCCGACGCCCCGAACAGGCAACCCGCGGCCGTCCAGGAGTTAACCCCCGACCAGGTGTTGGTCCCGGCGAGTTGCACGATGTCCGCGGGTACCCAGGTGCCCGGGGTGCCGGCCGCCACGCAGACCCAAAAGGGTGGCGCGCTGCCGGCGACCGGGGCGCTATTCCAGAACACGTCACCCTGCTCCCAGGTGCCCACCGTCGGCGCCGCGTTGTTCCGGGCGGACTCGTCGGGCACGTAGGGCGTCACGTCGTTGATGTCGTCGGCGAGCCACACGACCGGCCGGCGGTAGTCGGCCACGAGGCCCGCCGCGGGATTGACGCCCCAGGGGTACATGTCGAGCTGGAGCGTGGTCGGCGTGGTCGTGCTGGCGGTCGGCGGCTTGATCGCGCCGGTCACGATGACCCATTCGCCCTGGTTGCTGATGCGGTTGAAGTTGAGCTGGGAGCTACCCAGCGACGACGACCCCGACCCGTTGACGTACATGTTGAGCGTCGGGCCCTCGTCGGTCGCCGACACCCGCCGGAACATCCACGAGCAACAGATGTAGGTCGTGGAGTGGTTGGTCGAGTCCTCGACGTAGGCCCAGGTGTAGCCGTCGGACTCGAGCACGCCCCCGGCGTTGGCGTGCGTCGGCATCACGGTGGAGGCGCCCGCGCCGGCCGAGGTCAGCGAGTAGACCCGGTGCTGGATGTAGTTCCAGGTGTAGCCGTCCGCACCCGGCGTGCCCGCGGCATCGGTGTGCGTCGGCTTCGTGGTCGAGGTGCCGGCGCCCGCGACCGCGCAGGTGTACATGCGGAACACGCCGCCGTCGAGGGTGCGGATGGTCGCGCCCACGGTGTAGGTCGAGCCCGACGACCAGGCGGCCACGTTGGTGGTGTTCTTGACGTACTGGCCGGCGGTGTACGTCCGTCCCGTGCCCCAACCCAACGCCACGCCCGCCGGCAGGGTGTAGGTTCGGGTCGCCGCCCCCACGCCGGAGGTCGTGTACTGGCTGAACAACTCACGCTTGCCGGTGGTCGGGCTGATGTCGGCGATCGTGCCGCTCGTGAGCGACATGACCGTCTTGGCGCTCGTCAGGCGCGACGGCCGTGCTCGGTGGGCCGGCACCGGCTTGTCGATGCGCGAGTAGACGCGCGTGCCGCCGCTGTAGTCCTGGGCATTGGGCGGGAGAGACGTACCTCCCTTGGGATGGCGGCACAGCTCCGTGGGGAAGTTGGACAGGCGGGTGTACAAGGGCTCGTGGCTAACGACGTTGGTGCTGGCGTCGCTGAGCACGCGGAACACGCTCGTGATGTTGAGGTAGTAGTTGGGGCCGATTTCGCCGCCGGAACTCGCCGAGAGCAGGATGCAGTAATCGCCCGTGTTCGCCTCGAAGTAGTTCCCCTTGACCACGAAGCCGTCGGTGTTTCCGATGCGCACGGCGTTGTACTGGCCTTCGAGGACGCACGACTGAATGGTGATGTCGGTCCCCTCGACATCGATGGCGCCCTCGCCCGATGCGTTGCCGTTCTGGGTGATCTGGCAGTCGTGGACGAACAGGCCGTTGAAGCGCATCTTGTCGCCGCCGAGGTCGGTGGAGCTCTTGATGGCCCACTTGTTCTGCTGGATGTGGCTCGACAGGACGCGCACGGTGGGGATTTGATCGCCGCCCGAAACCGTGACGTTGATGGTCGAGTAAGCCTCGATGCCGACGGTGAAGCCGGCGATGCTCACCTGGTCGAACAGCCAGTCGGAATAGGCCGAGGTGTTGCAGTCCCAGCCCCAGCCGCGGGCGGTGGTGCTGCCGCCCCGCCCGATGAGCGACATGTTGCGCATGCTGCCGCCCCCGCGGTGGGGCGTGGACATCGGCACGCGGATGCAAGACCCCGTGTGGTCGGCGTAGATGACCGAGCAGCCCGTGGGGAGCGGGCTGGGGATGCTCGTCTGTGTGTTGACCTTGCCCGCGCCCATGATGTGGATGTGGCGGCCCGGCCAGACGAGGTCCGCGGTCGTACGGTAGATGCCCGGCGGGAAGTAGAGCGTGCCGCCGGTGAGGGCCAGGGCGTCCAGGGCCCGCTGGATGGCCGCCGTATCGTCCGCGCCCACGCCGGTCGCGCCGGTCGCGTTGCCGCGGGCGCCGTAGCTCTTGACGTTGACGACCGTCATCCCGCCGTCGACGCCCGGGATCTCCAGCACCCAGTTGCCCGTGCCCGCGGTGGAGTCGATGACCGTGATGCCGTTGGCCGTGGCCGTGCTGGGCTCGTCGTAGCGGTAGATGCCCGTCCCTTCCACCAGCACGCGCATCCCGTCCGGCGCGTCCATCCGCGCGAGGAAGTCCGTCGAGGGCACGAGCACGATGCCGCCCGCGTCCACCTCCACCGTGCGCGCGTCTATGGTCGTGGTGATGCCCGCCTCGAGCAGCGAGCCCAGGGTGACCGTGGCCGCGCCGGTCAGGGGGAGGATGGTGCCGAGCACGGTCGTCTTGCCCGTGTCGCTGTCGAGGAAGGAGATGACGAAGGGGACGTTACGGGGGGTCGTGGCGTCCGTGGAGGGCAGGATCATCGTCGCCGCGCCGGCGGTGAGCGCCCAGCTGTAGGTCTGGGCGTGGACGATCGAATCGTCGGGCATCACCAGGCGCGTGGCGAGCTTGGCGTAGATGGTGCCCGCGGCGGCGCTGCCCGGGAGGTCGGCCGACGTGACGGAGATGGTGGTGTAGTAGGTGGGCATGGGGCTACTCCATCCTCAAGCCGGGCGTGGCGAGCGCGGGCTTCACGCGCTCTTGGAAGGCCAGGATCTCCTCGGCCAGGTCCCGGATAACCTCGGTCTGGGCCTCTAACTTCTCCGCGCGGTCGGCCTCGCCGAGGCGCGGGTCGCGCGCGATCTCGCGCTGGATGCGCTCCGCCTCCTTGATGCGCGCCTGGAAGCCCCGCATCTTGCGGGCGTAGGCATCCGCCGGCGTCGGCTGGATGTGCGTGCCGGCGAAGTTCAGCGCCGCGGTACCCACGTCGTACCGCCGGCCCTGGCGGTCGGGCAGGCCGGCATAGGCGTCGGCCACCTTGCTGGCGGCGTTGAAGCCCCCGGGCATCGTGGCGTCCCAGGCGTAGCGGCCCACGGCGCGGGCCTGCTCGCCCAGCGGCGTCTCGGGGTTGCGGATCTCGCGGCCCGTGCGCAGGTCGTGGTTCATGTACGCCTCGATGGCGTTCACCACGGGCCCGCCGGGCTGCAGCCCCTTGGGGACCATCGGCAGCGTGGCACTGGTGTTGGGGGCCAGCGGCTCCCACGGCAGCATCCCCGACGTGTCCGCGTGCAGCGGTTGGCCCATCGAGTCGCGCCAGGGGACCTGGGTGATGCCCAGGGGCGCCTGCTGGTACTCCGGCGCCAGGTGCTTGCGCGCGTCCGTCTCCTCCTGCGTCTGGCCGGTCTGCGCCTCCGCGAAGCGGTCCCAGAGCCACTTAAGGCCGACGAGCTTGGCGAACTTGAGCGGGTGGCGCAGCACCATCTTGGGCACCTCGTCCGCGCTCCAGACGAAGACCCGGATGAAGGGGATGAAGGAGTTCGCCAGCTTGTCCGTCAGGTCGGTGTTGTAGTTGGCGTGGAACATGCGCTGCCGGGCGATCGACACCGCCTCGGCCGTCGTGAACCCCTCGCGCTCGAGGCCGATGACCAGGGCCGCGCGGAACCAATCGTCGGGCGCCTGGTAGGTGTCGACCACGCCTTCGTGGAACTTCGCCATGCCGGCGAGCGTCCGCTTGATGAACCCCGTCGGCGAGGCCACGACCGATGTCGTCGGCAGGTGCGAGGCCAGGTCGACGGCCAACCGACGGTCCTGGAAGAGGCCCAGCTCCGCGAGCTCGTCGAAGCGGGCCCCCTGCTCCTGGAAGATGCGCACGGCTTCGGGAAGGTCGAGCATGCTGCCGTTGTTCATCTCCAGCGTCGCGCTGTTCTGCAGGAAGTTCATCATGTGGCTCGCCGGGTTGTAGGCCGTCTTGGCGAGCTTCCAGCCCCGCATGATCTTGCGCCAGGGCCCCTTGTCGTTCATCAGCTTGTTGGCGAAGGTGAGGTCGGCGTACACGTCGGGCCGAACGTGGTGGCCGTCGAGCTTGCCCCAGAGCGGCAGGCCGCTGGCGTTGCGGCCGCCGTCGATGAGCTTCCAGCCCTCCGGCGGCTGCTCGCCGGGCTTGACCTTCACGGCCATCGCCGGGTCGCGGGCGATGTCGCGCAGCATCTCGCCGTTGGCAAGCTCCTTGGCGAACTGCTTAAAGGTGGCTTCCACGGCGATGGCCGCGTTCGTGTTCTCGCCGCCGTGCATCTCCTCGCGTTCGCGCGGCGTCCAGTCGCGCCAGGCTTCCACGCGCCCGTCGGGCAGGGTGCGCAGCTTCTTCCACGTCGTGGCCTCGTACTCGCCCAGCCTCTTCTCGGGGACGCTCATGCGGTTGCCCGCGCCGTCGTCGATGATGACGCGGTCGCCCTCGCGCCCGACCATCTCCCAGGGACGGTCCAGCTTCTCGAAGTGCGCGGCGCCCATCGTCCGCTTCACGCCACGGCTCTTGGAGCCCTGGACCTTGCGACCCCAGATGCGCGCGAAGGACGGGTTCTGGTCGAGGAAGTCGTTGTAGAGCCGGCGGACGTACTTGCCCTCGTGCGCCTCGAACTGGGTCAGGTTCAGCGAGCCGACGGCCAGGCGCTCGCGCGACAGCTGGGTGATGCGATCGCGTAGCGGTTCCAGCTTGCGGCCCATCTCGGAGCCGGCGAGCGCCGGGTCGTTGAGGATGCGGTAGGCGTCGACCAGCTCCTCGTTGGTCATGCCGTTGACCATGTCGCGGGCGATCTTCTCGCCCTCCTTACGTAGGTTCCGCGAGCGGTTGTTGGCCTTGTCCTTGAGCGCCTGGTAGTCGTTGCCCGGGACCTCGCCCTTGAGCGGCTTGAGCAGGGGCTGGACGACGCGGTCGTACCAGCCGGCGGCGACCTCGCCGGCCTTGAACTCGCCCTTGGCCGTGTGCGTGCCGACGGTCTTACCCGCGGCCGCGACGGCGCGCTCGGGGAAGAGGGCCAGCGGCCGGGCGGCGGCAGCTACGGCCTTGGCCCCGCGGACGGCGGCGCCTGCGGCCGCGACGGCGGGGGCCACCGGGGCGAGCACCGCGCCCTCGACGGTGGCCGATCCTTCGACGCTGGTCAGGAGGTTTCGCAGATGGCCGAAGGCCCCGGGGGGCTTGGATCCGTCGCGCGACTGTGATACCGTGGAATTGGGCGCGGCCGATTCGGCGCGGTCTTGGACGTAAGGCCTCGGGTTGCCTTCGGGCGGCATCAGGCCCCCATGCTCGGCCGCGCCCAACCTCCTTCCCGCGGGTAGCTTGTAGACGGTTTGGACCGCCAGGTCACCCTTTCGCGCCCGGTGGACGACCGCCACGATGAAGTGGCCGTTCACGCGCAGCCAGAATTCTGCGCCGGGCAAGCCGCGATCGCTGCGCATCAACTGGCCGTTGTTCGGGTTGATCGTGCGAATCTCGCCTTCGCGGATGGCGCGGTCAACGTGGTCGAAGTCCTCGGGGCCGACCGGCATCTCGTCGCCAGAGCCTCGGCCGTGGCGATTGCGAGCGTGCATGACCCCGGAGTCGTCGATCACGAGCTTGGCCCCCGTGATATCGATGCCATGCGCATCCTTGAATGCTTGCACGGCACGCTCAGGTGCGACGCCGAACTCGTACTGCCTCGCCTGGTGCTGGTCGGCGAGAACCCGGCGGGCGTAGTCGCCGACGCCGCTTGCCGGCCCCTGGCTCCGCACGGGGATGCTGGCGATGCGCTGCGGGGGTTGTGGGCCGCCACGCGCTCTGGGCATAGAGCGCATCCTGCCCGCCTGCCCGCGTGCCTCGTTCCAGAGACGCCGCGCGTGATGCTCGATCTCCTCGCCGAACTCCTGCGTCAGGCGAGCCGTGAATTCACCAAGGTCAGCTACGCCGTCGAGCACATGGGCCAAGCCGCGCGCCATGGCAATCTCCAGAACCTCGTCGGAGATCGGCCCGCCGTGGCGCTCGGTGATACCCTGGGCCCTCTTCTCCTGGCGCTTGGCCTTGAGTGCGTCGGCGTGAGCGTGTAACTGCCGGGCCTGCTCTCGCAGCATATCGCCGAAGCCCAGTTGCCCGCCCTCACCCTCGATGAAGGTCGGCGCGTCCGGACCATCTTGGGCGGGCAGCGCCGCCGCCTCGTGCTCCTGCCAGGCCTCTTGCTGCTGCCAGGCGTCCATCTCCTCGTTCACGATGCGAGGCTGCAGCGCCGCCCGGCGCGGCGGGGCGGGCACGCCGGCCACGTCAACGGGCGGCCGTGCGCCTTCTGGGGCCATCAGGCCCGGGGCGACCTCCACGTAGGGACGACGCCCCGCGGGGGACACGGCTTCGTGCTCGGCCCACGCCGCGCCTTCCTCCGCGCGCTGCTGCCAGGCTTCGGCCATCTCCGCGCGCTGCACGCTCCCGATCGACGGGCGCGTGGGCTGGGGCTGGCCGGCCGATTGCCCGCGCACGGGCTCCTGCCCGGCAGGACGCTCGTAGGGGCCGAAGTAGTCGTAGGCCGCGGGGTCGGCGAGGCTGTTCGGGTCGACGCCCATCGTGCGGTTGGCGGCGAAGCGGTGCCGCGACATTGCCGCCTGCAGGGCCGCGCGCTTCTGGGCCGCGGCGACGCCGACGTTGGCGTTGTGCACGGCGAGGTCGTCGGCGCGCAGCTGCTCGAGTGTGTCGGGTAGACCACGAGGTGCGACATCGGGGCCCACGGCCCGCGGCACCCAGCCGTTGCCAGCGACCATCGCCGGCCCCTCGCCCGCGAGCCCCGGCGCCGCCGCGGGCGCCACCGGCTTGGGCTTGCCCGCCGCGACCGCCGCCGGCGCCATCGCCGGCCCGGCAAGTGCCGGCCCGGGGTCGCGCGGGATGACCACCTCGTCGGGAAGTTCTTCCGGCGCGACCGGCCGCTCGGCCCGCCCGGCCGCCTGCATCACCGGCGAGCGCGGGGCGACCGCGCCCATCACGCCGCCCAGCGGGGCGCCGAGGGCCGCGCCCCACGCGGCGCTCTCTTTGGCCCGCTCCCAGTCGATGGCCCGACCATCGGCCGTGTCGGCCAGGACGGACTGGCTCCCGGCCATCGCGGCGTTGACGCCGCCCACCGTGGCCGCGCCGCGGATGACGTTCTTCGCCATCTGCGGGCCGGCCTTGATGGCCCCGATGGGCAAGAGGTTCGTCGGCTCCGCGACCATGCCCACGCCCGAGCCCAGGGCATAGGGGACGCTCTCCACGTCCTCGCCGTAGCCTCCCGGTGCCTCCAACCAGCGGTCGTTGTTCGGCCCGTGTATGATGCGCTCGCGCGCCGCCTCGGGCTCGCGTCGGATGACGCCCAGGCTTTCGGCCGCGGTCAAGGCGCCGCGGCGGGCCGCCTGCATGGCGTTGCGGCGGATGCCCCCGGCCAGGCCCTCGTCGGCTACCTGGCGGGCCATGCCGATGTAGGCGTCGGCCAGCGGACCGTTGGCCGACGCCACGGGGGGTGGCGCCGTCGGCGTCTTGTTCCAGGCGGCCAGGTGGCGCTCGCGCTGGGCGACGGTCATCGGCCGGATGGTCGGCTGCACGACCTCCTTGTAGAACTTCCGGCGGAGCCGCTGGACCTCCGCGGCCGGCAGGCCCGCGCCGGCCAGCGTCGCCTCGAACTTCTCGCGGCTGGGGAGGGTGTCGGGCGTGAAGGCGCTCATCTACTTTTGCCCCGCTTGCTGCCGCGCCCAGTCGATGATGGCCTTCGTCGCGGCGTCGGGCTCCCCGGCCTTGGGTTGTCCCTCGTTGGAGATGTTCGGCGTGCCCGGCGCGGCGGGCGCCCCCTGCAAGCGCTGGCGAACCAACCGGTTGAGACCGGCGTCCCAGCGAGCGATGGCCTCCGTCTCTTGGGGCGTGGGCGCCATCGACATGGCGGGCTTGGGCCGGGGGCCGTGCTGGGCGGTGTACTCCGACCGCGCGCCGTCGGTGATGGCCTTGCGGTCCTTGGCCTTCTGGGCTTCGGTCTGCGGCTTCTCCCGCTTGGCGATGTCCTTGGCCTTCGACGGCGAGACCAATTCGACGCCCGAGGCGGGCTCGAAGTGGTAGTGGGGGCCCGTCCAGTTGGGACCCGACCGCCGCCGCTCGTCGCGGATGTGCACGTTGCGCTCCGCCCAGAACTGGCGCACGCCGTTTTCCTCGTCGGGCGTCATGTTTAGGCCGTTCAAGCCGAGGTCGATCGCCATCCCCATCGGGTGGTAGCCGTTGGCAGCGTGCCCGCCCTTCTGGACGCCTGCCGCGGTGATGAAGGGGGCGAGGCGCGGGAAGGCCGCCTTGAAATCGGCGAGGAATCCAGACCACGTCTGGGCGTCCTGCCGCGCGTAGCGTTGACCGGACGCCGCGGTAGAGGGCATTACGCCCGTGGCGCCGGGCACCTTGGGCACGTAGGTCACCGTGCCGTCGGCGTTCACGAAGGGCGTGACGCCCGGCGGCGCGTGGTACTCCGGGCCGCGGGCCACGACCCTCTTGGTCCGGGGGTCGTAGAGCACGGTGTTCTGGTTCAACTCGATCGGCGCCTGCTCGCCCTTCGCCACGAGCGTGCGCTTGCCCGTGGTCTGGTCGACGGCGTAGGTGTCGTGCTTCGGGTCGAACTGCTCGTACTTGGGCGGCGGCGCGCTGTACCCGATCACCGCGTCCAGCTTGCGCGTGGTCTCCGGGTTGTCCCAGTCGACCATCGCCGGACCGCGCGGCGGTAGCGGCGCCGGGTCAAGTGGACGCATCGAGGCCTCGCGCACATCGTAGGGTGCGGGGTTAAGACGTTGCCCGAGCACGCCCTTGGTGTCACCCATCGGGGTCATGCCCAGGCGTTGCACCGGGGGGCCTGGCGGCGGCTTGAGCGGGGAGAGGCCCAAGGCCGTTGGAGCCGGCGGAGGGGTGGGGGTAAGGTCACGGGATAGGGGCGAAGGCTGGGCGCCAAGCGCCATCGCGGGGCCGGGCTTGGTGGGCAGGTCGGGCATGCTGCCGTCGAGACCGAGCAGGGCGCTCAAGCGCTGCACTTCGGCCACGAGGGCACGTGAGCGCTCGTCGTGATGCCCAAGGGTCTTGCGCGCCGCCGTGGCCTGCTCCAATGCTCCTTTGCGTCGGTAGTCGATGGTGTTCTGGTAGCCGGCGTAGCCTTCGGCCAAGCCCGTGCCGAGGTCCCGCCCCCACTGGGCGGCGAGGTCGATCGGGGTGTACGGCATCTTAGGCCCCCTTGCCTAGCGCGGGCCCGGTGAACTTGGCCGCGCCGCCCAGGAAGGCGGTCGCGAACGACATCGGGACCATCCACCACTGGTTTTCCAGCATATACAGCGCGTTTCTCGCCTCGATCTCCGTGAGTTGGCCCTGGGCGACCAATGCCCGCAGCTTCGGGCCGAGTTCGGCCGCGATGGCCCTGGCTTGCTGCTGGGACAGCATCGTGCCCGCACGCACCGAGTCGATGCCCGCGGCCTGCGCCTCCTTTTCACCCTCCAGCAACACCTCGCCGCGCTTCGTGCCGAATTCGGTCGCCTTTGTGCTCGCGGCCAACGATCCCTTCTTGTAGGGGGCCATATCCTCTTCCAGCGTGGTGATGCGGTCTTGCAGGCTCGTGTTCGTCGCCAGGCCGAGCGCGGAGAGGTAGGGGTCGACGCCCGCGTAACTGCCCGTGGCGAGCCCGGCGCGCACGCCCAGCCGGCGCATGTCGAAGTCCGCGGCGTTGCGGTCGAGGTCGGAGTCCATGCCGTTCTGCGCCGTCTGCATCGCGCCCATCGCCGCCGACTGGACGCCGGCAAGCTCCGCCGCCTCGGCCGCCGACCCGGTGCGCCCCATCGCCGCGTAGCGCCGGCGCACGTTCTCCTCCATCGGGGCGACGTTCGAGCGCGTCGTGTCGCGCATGGCGTTCGTGCGCGCCGCGTAAGAGGTCGAGTCCCGCGTGAAGGGGTTGACCATCTTGCTCGCGTCGTTCCACACCTCGGTGGCCCGGCCGGTCGCCGTGTCGATGGCCGCGCCCAGTTTCGCGTATAGCTCGTCGGCCTTGGATGCCACGGTCGGCTTCTCCATCGCAGGCGCCTTGATGGCCGCGCGCATCGCATCCGTGGTCGGCGTGAAGCCAGCGCCGGGCAGGCCGGGATCGGGCGCCTGGTAACCCAGGTCCACGAGCGGCGCGTCGGTGTCCTGCCGGTAGATGCCGAGGGACGTGTCGTTGTAGATGCCGGGTCGCGGATAGGTGCCCGGTGGGGGCATCATCGAACGCTCCTCCTCCCAATTCGAAGAGCGGGGCGGCATCTGGGGCTCCTTGGGCGTGTAGGGCGTGTAGTTGAGCGGGGGCGGGGGCGGCGCGCTGTAGCCAAGATCCGCGGACGCTTGCGGCGTCATGTACGGCCCACGGCTTGGCGTCGACGAACCACCGCCGGGCGCTAGCGGGGCGGGTGCCGTCGTGCCCCAGTTGTCATCCCAGGGCGCCTTGGCCCGGCCCGGCGCGCTCTCCGTGCCCGCCCCGACCGAGCGAGGCGCCGTGATGAAGTGCCCGAAGCGCGAGAACTGATGCCCGACGCCACCCATGATGTCGTCCCACAAGTTGCCCATGCTCGCCTCCCTACCGGATCCGCCGGCAGAACAAGACCCGGACGTGTGCCGGGGTCGCGTCGGTGTCGTCGGTTTCCCCGCCGTGGTCGTGGGCGGGGACGGTGTGCGTGTGGGCGCCGTTGCTGCCCGTCGCCCCGCCGTGACTGTGGTCTGGATCGGTGCTCGTGACGCCGCCGTGGTTGTGCGATGACCCGGCCCCGGTGTTGACGCCGATGGAGTTGATGTAAGTCACGTCCCCGTCCGCGGCGTTCTCCATCTTCTTGCTGGTCGACGTGGCCGTAGTGGGGTGGGTGTGCGAGGCGTCGGAGTCGATCGCGTGATTGTGCGTGCCGTCCAGTTCGATCGCGTGCGTGTGCGCGCCGTTGGAGCTGGTGGTCGGCGAAGCCTGCTCCGGGATGTCGTGGGCGTGGGTCATACTGCCGCCGGTGGTTCCCACCACGGTCACGTCGTCGGTGCCCAGGGGCACGCGGTCCACGAACTCGGCCACCAACTCCCAACCCGGCGGGCACTCGTCCTCGGTGGTCATAATGATGCCGCCGACGTTGACGAGCCCCACGCTGATGTCCATCGCCAGGCGCTCGAGCTTCTGGGCCACGTCGCGCACGGCGCCCCGGGTGGCCTGGTCGGTCACGCCCTGCCAGTCGACGCTCTTGTAGCGGTCGACGTTGAGGTTAGGCCGCATCGGCATGGGTGCCCTCCAGCACGAGCTCGCGCAGCACGGCCGTCCCACCCGACGAGGTGACGCGCACGGCCACGTCCCGGCAACGGAAGCCGGGCGGCGTGCGATACCAGCCCGGTGCGGCCGAGGCGTCGGCGAGCGTCAGCGTCCAGAACGACGAGGCCGACCCATCGAGGTAGAAGTCCAGCACCATCGCCCCCTCGCCCTCCAGGCGCACGGTGTTGATGGTCTTGGGCGTGCTGGGCCGCTCGAACGTCAGGCGCGGCGACTTCCACGTCAGGGCCAGCTTGCTCGACCCGCTCACCGTTTGGGCGAGGTTCCAGAGCCGCGTGCTGCCGCGCTCGGTGGAGTACATCACGTGCAGGCCGGGCGCGGCGTTGGGGAAGTTGTAGGGGTTCACGTGCGCGCCCATCGCGATCCTGTCGCTCGTCGTCACACGCACGGTCGGGAAGTCGCGAAGGTCCAGGATGTGCGTCCCGGCGGCGTGGAAGAGGAAGTAGTGGTCATCGTAGAAGCGCGCGTGCACGTCGGAGAGGGCCTGCAGCGTGCGAGGTTCCAGGATGCCCTTGGTGATGACCTCCGCCCGCGCGCCGTCGAAGAGGCAGACGCCCTCGCGCCCAAGGAACATCACGCCGAAGGGCGTGCGGACGGCGGTGTGCCCGGCACCCAGCAATACGCCCCGCTCGGACGGCGTCTTGTTCACGATGACGCTGTTGTCGTCCGTGCCCGTGGCGACCCAGATGCTGTTGGTGCCCAGGGCGAACGTCGCCGCGCCGAGCGTGACGATGGCCTGCAGGGGCTCGGCCATCGGCTGCTGGTTGCGCGTGGGCAGGTATTGCGGGTAGCCCGGGGCGCTCCACATCAGCGTGTAGCCGTCCGACGAAGCGCCGAAGAGCATGCCGCCGCCCGTGCCGGTCTCGGTGATCGAACTGCCGTGCAGGGCGTTGGAGAGGATGGCCGCGGCGACCCAGGGCGAGTGGTCGAACTGCGCGGCGCCGGGTGCCCCGAAGTAGCCCGCCGCGCTCCAGTTGAGCACGGTAGTGGTGGACGCCGTGACGGCCGTGTCGGTCCAGCTCGCCGTGGCGTCGGCCACGCTGGCGAGCAGGCCCATCGTGCCGCCGTCGTTGTTGGGGTCGGTGCCCCAGATGCGCACGGCGGTCACGCGGGAGTCCGCCGAGACGCCGGGGAGCGTCAACACCGCGCCGTTGCAGTTGGCGACCCGCACCCAAGTGGGTGACGTGCTCGCGTTCGAGCCCAGGATGGGGTACGGGTTGCTCTCCAGGCCGTCCGTCGTCTGGTAGGTGATGGCGTAGACGCGCGAGCCGCCAGAGCCGCCGCTGGCCGCGGAGAGCGAGGCCGGCGCGGTGATGCCCATCGGGTAGCTCGAGCCCACGATGAACGCCCGCGGCAAGCCGACGACGCCCCCGCTGCTGATGTTCGTCACGTAGCCCGACGCCTCGGTGTCCAGGCAGCCAAAGCCCCGCGTCGCGCCGCCGACCCAGGTGTTGTTGCTGGGCACGAAGATCCACTTGTACGACGCGTCCACCGCGCCGCCGGTCGGCGAGACGATGCCCGCGATGCTGGCCGTGCTGCCGGGGCCGTAGAGGGCCTGCAGGGTGCCGGCGGACACGTCGGCGTTGATGGCCTGCACCGCCGCATCCGGGGGCAACAGGCGCGCGTCGAGCTCGTCGTTAAGGCCGCGGGTGAAGGGGCCGATGACGGCGCGGCAGGGGCGGAGGCGAGCCATCAGTAGAGCCTCGGCCGCTGGCGCGCGGGTTCGCTCGCGTGGTCGCGCTGGGCGAGGGCGCCAAGCTCGGCCAGGCCGGCGCGGTAGCGCATCCCCCAGTAGCCCGCCACCTCCATGTTCCGCGCGTCGCCGGGCATCGCGAGGGCCGTCTCCATCGCGCGGTAGACCGGCAGCTCGTGGAACTCGACCGGGAAATGGCACTCGTCGCCGTCGCCCGCGAGGTCGGGGTGCTGGTAGACGATGCCGCCGAAGAGGGTGGCGAGGGCCGTGGTCGGCTGGGTCACGAGGAACACGCGCCCGCGCTTGACCTCGTGGGGGACGAAGAGCGTGGGCGCGTCGCCGGCCACGTCGTTCCAGTTGGCGTAGCGCGCGAAGGCCTGCCGCGTCGTGCACTTCTCCAACTGCAGCGTGGCGTCCAGGTAGAGGTCCACGAACTGCGAGACCACGTACTCCGTCTGCGGCACGTAGAGGCCGAGGTAGTTGTACGGCGCGGCCGTGCCCGCGCCCACGTCGGGGACGGCTTCGGGGTCGGGCACGAACTGCACGAACGCCTTCAAGCCGCCCGTCGCGCGGGCCAGGTCCTTGTACGCCTGGTTCAGCAGACGCTTGACCACGGCGACGAGGGGCCAACGGACGTTGCCGGGGTCCTCGATCAGCGAGGTGAAAAGCGTCTGCTGCTCGAGGAAGGTCACGACGCGGGGTCCTCCGGCGGCAAGTCGTCGTCCAGATCGCCGAGGTCGGAGTCGTCGAACGTCTCGACGGGGATGGACTTGGCGGCGTCGCGCAGGGCGGCCCCGCGGGCGGCGACCTCGGCGGGGGTCATCTCCGGGGCCGGCGGCATCTCGACCACCTTGGGCTTGCGGCCGCCCTTGCCCTTGGGCTTGGCGGGTTCGTCCAGGCTGGCCTCTAGTTCGGCGTCGGTGATCACGGGGAGATCCACCGGCACGATGCCCAGGTGGGCCTCGATGGCCTCCACGCGGGCCAGCAAGGCCTCGAACTGCGCGAGGGTGGGGACCTGGGGGCCGAACTGCACGCCGGCCGGCCAGGCGTAGAGGGAGCCGTGGCGCTTGACCAGCCAGCGGCCCTGCTCCTCGGTGACATAGGCGATGCGCTCGGGGAGGCCGTCGGCACCGATGGGCGAGTCGGGGCGCACCTTGAAGGTCAGCGGCTCGCGGGTGCCGGGCACGGTGACCGTCTTGCTGGCGCGCTCGCGCGGGCCGGTGTAGATCAGCGGGAAAAGGAACTGTTCCTTCTGCGGGGGCATGGGACCTCCAAAGGGAGCGGGCCCGACCGAAGCCGGGCCCGCGGGGTGTTAGGCGGCCTCCGCTCCCACCAGGGCGGTGACCGCCGCGGTGAAGGAGCAGGTGCCGGTCAGCACGGCCCGGATCTGCGGGGGGATGGGCCCCTCGTAGCGCCGAACCTGCTTGCCGGTGCCGGCCACCTGTACCCAGGCGGACGACGGGGTGAGGGTGAACCAGGTGGTGCCCCCGTCCAGCGACCCCTCGATGGTGAGGTCGCTGTTGCCGGAGGTGTAGGCGCTGACGTTGAAGAACACCTGCATGTGGCGGGTGAAACCGCGCTGGTACGCGGCACCGGGCCCCACCACATCCTGCTTCTCCAGGGTGCTCTTGGCCGAGCCGTTCTCGGCCGCGGTGCGCGCCGCCGACGCCAGGAGGACGATGGTCTTGGTCGCGTGCATCGGCCCCTCCTAGGTCTTGAGCAGGACGGTCGCGGTCTGCGACAGGCCGAGCTCGATCAGGGGCACCAGGCGCGCCCAGCCCTTGATGATGCCGGTGGTCCCGGACGTGCCGGGATCCCAGACCACGTCCACGGTGTCGTCCTCGGTGTACAACTTGCCGTTGGCGTAGGGGTTGCCGCTGTTCCGCGACCGCTTGAGGGCGGGCACGGTCGCCGACGCCGCCACGTTCAGGGCGATGTCGATGTTGTCCTGGTAGCCATCCACGTCGCTCCCGTCGCCCGTGGTCGCGGACGGCGAGGTGGCGTCGAAGGCCTGGGTGACGACCGTCACGAGCTCGTCGACGACGTAGCCGGCGGGCACGTTGAACAGCGGGTAGGTGCCCGCCGCCAGGTCGTAGGTCCAGCCGAACGACATGATGATCTCGGTACGGTTGGCGGGCTGGGGCGCGAGGGCCCCGGTCAGCATGGGCATCTGGGTCCTCCTTCCTAAGCCGCCGCGCGGGTCCAGGTGTCGACGGCGATGCAGTTGCGGCGCGAGCTGTTGAAGTACGCCGGGGCCACGCCCCACGCACCGCCCACGCTCAACGCCACGCGCCGCTTCGCGTCGTCGGCGAAGTCCTCGAAGAACTCCATCTCGTCCACCTTGGCGAACTTGAGGCAGTTGGCGCCGAAGAAGATGGCGCGGGTGACGTTGACGATCGGCTGCAGGCACTTCGCGTACGGGATGATGTACGTGTTGCTGTACTTGCCGATGGCGCGCTTGGTGAGCGGGTTGCCGTCGCGCGGGACGACCTGGGTGTTGCGGCGGACGAAGTCCTCGTCGTAGCTCAGGTCCTCGAGCTGCTTGTTGGAGAGCACGAGGCCGAAGCACTCTTCCCCGTCCTCCGTCATCAACGGCTCGAGGGGGATGTCCAGGTCCTCCATCGCCTTGGTCTCCATCTTGGTGATGAGCTGCGCGCTCATCACGTCGCTGGAGTCCAGCGTGGCGTCGCTCGTGGCGTCGCCCGCGTACATGATGTGGTCGCTGTCGAACGCCTGGATGGCGTTCAGCATCGAGTGGGTCTCGCCGCTGTTGTTGAAGTTGCGCAGCGGGCCGTAGTTCTGCGGCGTGGTGTTGGTGCCGCGGTACCACGAGGTGAGCCCCCAGAGGGCCAGGATGATGCTCTCCTCGACCTTCCGGTGGTACCAGTCGGTGAGGCTGCGGCGGACGGTGCGGCGGAAGTCGAGCGCGATGCGCCGCTCGGACAGCTTGCCGCCCGAAAGCACCTGGTGCGCGACGTTCTCGAAGTACACGTCCATCGAGTCGAGCGCTTGCGGAGCGCCCGAACCGCGCAGGATGGCGTCGTTGTGGACGCCGCGGCCCTCGACCACGCGAACGTTGGGGATGGTGACGCGGTCGCCGGTCTTGCCCTGGAAGTCGGTGATGACCTCGATCGCGCCGCGCACCAGCTTGTTGTAACCGGGGTTGCGCATCGCGTTGGGGTTGTCGCCGTACATCATCGGGGCCCAGAGTAGCTTGCGCTCGCCATCACGCGAGCCCTTCTCGGCCCAGCGCTTCACGGTGAGCGCGTTGGCCGGGGTGAACACCCAGGTCATGGGGAACCTCCTAATGCGAAGCCCCCGCCGGGTGGGCGGGGGCCGTCGGAGGCCAGGGGCGGACTACCAAGAGCGCTCGTAATCGCGCTCTTCGGCGTCGAGCTCGTCGTCGCTCATCTCCCGGTACGTCTTGGGGCGGCTCTCGCCCGTCGTCGTGGGAAGGTGCGCAATGCCCTGGCCCCCCTTGGGGGGCGGCTGGTGCTTCGCGGAGAGGGAAGCCATACGCTCCGTGACGGCCTTCTCGACCGCGGCATCGAAGGCACTCGAGCCCGGCGTCCGCGCGGCCTGCTCCATCACCCACTTGGCCGGGTTGGCGTGCAGCGCGGCACGGCGCTCCACCTCTTCCCAGCCGTGGGCGACGACGTTGCCGGCGGCGTCCGTGACCTCGTAGGCCTTGCACAGCGCCTCGTAGGCCGCATCGAACTTCTCGCCGTGGGTCTCGCGGGCCAGGTCGGCGCTCATGCGCAACCGGTCCCGCTTGACCGCCTCGTCGGCGCTCGCCCTGGCCTGCCGGGTCGCCTCGTCCGCCCGCTGGCGGGCCTGCTGCTCGCGGTGAGCGGCCACGCGCCGGGCGAAGTCCGCCGCGGCCTCGGGGCCCTCTTCATCGAGCAGCCGGGCGAACTCGGCATCCACGTCGGCCTGCTCCCGCTCCGCGGCCTGCCGCGCCTGGCGGTCGGCTTCGGCCTGGCGCAAGCGCGCGGCCTCTTCTTCGGCGGCACGGGCGCGCTCGCGTTGGCGCTGCAACTCGGCGAGCGGGACCAGCTTCTCTTGCCGCTCCTTCTCCTTCGGGGCCTCCTCGTTGCCCTTCGCGGGGTCTTGTGCCGCGTCGGGAGGGGCGTCCTTGGGGTCGGGAGTGGCGGGCTGCTCCTGGGGCTCGTCGGCCGCGTCGGTCGCGGGCGCGTCGTTCAGGTCGGCGTCGAGGTCGGCGGACAGGTCCGCGTCGCTCATCGTGGCGAAGTCCGGGGTTGCGTCGGACATGGGGTTGGCTTCCTCCTTGCGTTTGGCCCGTTCTGCGTGGCGGGCGCACGAACCACACCCGTTAACCCGGGGTGAGCCCGGGGGCCGTTGGGGCGGACGGCCGGCCGAGAGTCGCCGAAGAGCAACCGCCCCGGCTGGCGAGCCCGGGGCGGCGTGAAGGGGTTGGGGAGGCGAAGAGGTTACGACGGCAGCGTATATCCGCTCATCGCGACGGCCGCGTAGACGTTGGCGCCCGGGGCGCTGTCCGACTCCAGGGTCATCGCGGTGTTCGCCGTGCCCACCAGGTTCAGCCCGGTGGCCGCGAAGGTCGCGGAGTCGCCGGACGTGGCGACCAGCGAGAGCACGATGGTCTGTAGGATGGTGCCGGCGCCCGTCGCGCCGTCGCGCAGGTGGAACTTGATAAGCTCCGGGGTCGGCGCGCCGTCCGAGCACAGCGAACAGATGATGCTCGTGCAGACGTTCTTGACCGTGCCTCCGCCGGCAGCCTGGGAGATCGTGGCCTGCGTGTTCACCGCGGGCGAGTGCGTGACCGCCCAGGTGCCCGGGATGGTCACGACCTGCTGACCGCCCGTGGTGGCGGCGAAGCTCTGAGCGTTGGTGCCGTCGGTGCCACCCACGAGGACCGGGTTCCCGGCCACGGCCGCACCGTCGGCGGCACCACCGACTACGACCTGCCGGCCGCTGCTGTCCACCAGGTTGGTGACGGCGTTGGTGCCGTCCTGGCCGCCGCAGAGGACGGGGGCGCCGACCTTGGCCGCGCCCGACGCCGCGGCGCCGACCGCCACCTGGGCGCCGGTCGTGTCGGTGAGGATCGACTGGGCGTTGGTGCCATCTTGCCCAGCGACGAGCACCGGGTTACCGGCCTTGGCTGCGCCATCGGCCGCGGCACCGCGCACCATCAAGCCGGTGGCGGCGGTCAACTCCGTGCCGGTGCTGTTGACCAAGACGACTTCGTTGCCTGCTGGCATGGGTTCCTCCTCCTACCGCTGATGCGGGGTAACGATGCGGGGTTGCTGGTAGGCGCTCACGAAGTCCGTCAGGGCCCCGTGTACGCCCGCGATGTACTTGGCGGCCGCCTTGGCGTGGACCGCGGCGGCGCGGTGGTGGGCGATCATCTCGTCGCTCTCCGGGGCGCACGCGGCGGCCTGGGTCATGTGCATCGCGAGGATGCCGACCTCCGCGATGGCGTTGGCGAGCATCGCCAGGCTGTCCGCGTAGAGGTTGGCGCCCTCTTCGGGCGCTTCGGTGGCGGTGGTCACGGCTGACCTCCCACCTCGTAGCGCTTCGTGGCGAAGTGCCCGGCACTGTTGGCGCGTGCCTCGTCCACAAGATCCAGCATCACGCCGGCCAGCGTGTAGCGGTTGGCGATTCGCTGCCCTTCCTGGCCGATGCGGATGGCGATGAAGTGCGGATCGAACCGATCCACCTCCACCGTGAACACCGGCACCATCTCGCGGGGCAACTTGTTGAGCGCGGCCAATGCGGCGTCGATCGCCTCGATGGCCCTCTGCTTCGGGTCGCTCACTTCTTCCCTCCCTTGGGCGGCGCGGGCTTGGGCGCCACCTTGGCCGCGTGCTCGGTCTGCGCGAGCCCGTGCGCGTGCTTCTGGGCGGCGGCCATCGCGCCGAGGCCGGCCTGGTGCTCCGCCTGCTCGAGGCCTAGCCCGTGCTGCACGTGGAGCAGGTCGACCTTGTGCGAGCGGTCGCGGTCGGCCTGCTCGGCCTGGTGGGCCAGCGTGCGCTCGTGCTTGGCGAGGTCCACCTGGGCCTTCATCGCCGCGTCGGGCGTCAGGCTAGGCGGCTGCTCGGCCTGGGCGGGCGCCTCCGGGGTGGGCGGCGTGCCGGCGTATTGCGGGTCGACCTGGATGCCGAACTCCTGCCACACCGCCGGGCGATACTGCGGCTCCACGTCCTTGTAGGCGATGGAGAGCTGGTCGCGCACGGTCTTCTGGGGAGGCGGCGGGGGCGGCGTCTGCTGCCGCATCTTCTCCGCCTCGTCCAGCGCCTTGAGCGCCTTGCCCTTGCCGGGCAGGTTGGCGGCCTCGATCTGGATGCGCTGCAGCACCGCCCGCTTGATGGGGTCGGGCTCGGCCGCCGCCATCTGCGCGAACACCTCCGCCGCGCGGTCGCGCAGCGTGGGCGTCGCCGGCATCGAGTCCAGCGTGACCTCGAAGCGCACGCCGTTCATGTCGTTGAGTTTGCGCTGCATCCCGGTCACGGGGTCGAACGTCACCGCGTTGGCCGTGAAGAAGCGGTCGTCGCCCATCTCGTCGGTGATGCGGAATGTCCACTCGTCGGGGTGCAGGCGCTGGAGCAGTTGCAGCATCTGCATCCCGAGCAACTTGTGGAACATGCGTAGGTTCGCCTCGCTGTCCCGCTGCATCGTGGCGCCCTGCTGCATCGTGAGCTGGCGCGCGATGCCCGAATCACCCCGCGTGTTCGTGCCCTGCAGGTCATCGTTCGCGCCGCTGGTGCTCTTGATCTGGCGCTCGCGCTGCTCCATCATCGCGGCGTTGTCGGTCGCCGTGTTCTGGCGCTGCAGGTACTCGACCTCGCCGGGCATGGCAATCCACACCGCCCCGGGGTCGCGGGCGAGCTCCGCCGCGCTGCTGTTGTTCAGGCCCATGCGCGCCACGACCTCCGGGCTCACGCGCATCGGCTGGCCGCTCATCTCCCAGATGGCCTTGCTGGCGCGGTAGTTGAGGTCGTTCTGGAGGCCGAAGAGCGTGGCGACGAAGGCGCGCGGGTCGCCGTGGCGGTCCCGCTCGTAGTAGAACGGCACCCACGGGATCAACTCGTCGTCGGTGCGCTCGCTTTCGAGCAGGTAGGGGCCGCAGACCACGCGCCGGTAGACGCGCGGCACCTCGTCCTCGTAGTAGCGGCGCAGCTGCCCCGCGGCGTCGAGGCGCTGGAGCAGCGCCGCGCCCTCCGGGGTCTCGGGGCCGTCGAACTCGGCGGGGTGGCCGTCCTTGCCCTCGTAGAGCCAGGCCGTTTCGTCGACGATCTCCCACATTTCGTGGATGACCACGCGCTTCACCGTGGTGTCGCCGCTGACGTCCTTGTCGACGTAGTTCCAGTCCTCCAGGCGATCCCACATCGACTGGGGCGGCGTGAGGTCGACGAGGCCCTGGTTGCGGTTGCCCTTGTCGCCCTCCTCGCTCACCGTGGGGTCGGAGACGCCGGCCTGGGTCGCGATGTCGGCGAGCTTCTTCTTCCAGGCGGGGTTGCGCTTCACGTCCTCGAGCGAGACGCGCCGGGACCACACGAGCCAGCGCATATCCGCGCCGTCGGGCTCCACGCTCTCCGGGTCGGGGCGCACCTGGCGCGCGTCCACGAAACGCATCTGCGCGGGCTCGCGGCGCGGGTCCTTGGTGCGCACGCGCCGGCCGGTGCGCGTCCAGGCGACGCCGTAGCAGAGGCCGAAGTGGTAAACGCGCTTGTAGAGCGATTCGGCCAGGTTGGCCTCGGCCACGTACTTGAGGGCGGCGGTCGCCACGTCGGCCACGCCGTCGTCGTTCTTCCCGATCGGCTTCGCCAGCCAGTCCATCGGGTGGCCGAGCATCAGGCCCACGACCACGCGGACCGCGCTCTTGACCATGTTGATGACGATGGCTTCCTGCTCGCGCTCCTCGACATCCTTCTTGGCGTCGGGGTCCCATTGCTCGTCATCGTAGTACTTGAGGCCTTCGAGGGAGCGCTTGCGGTAGCGCTCGTCGGCCACGCGGGCCTCCTTGAGGCGACCCTGCACGCGCTCCACGATGGCGCGGTCGTCGTCGCTGCCCACGGCCTTGGGCGCCTTGGGGTCGCGGGACAGGCCGTAGTCGCGGAGGAGGTCGGTCGTCGGGGCGCTCATCCGGTCAACCCTCCGCGCCGCGCCTTCGCTCGGAACACAGCCTTGGCGCGCAGCCGCTCGTGCATCTCTAGCGCGGCCCGGTTGTCCTCGTCCATCTGTTGGCGGCACTCCTCGACGATGGCGGCCGCCTGCTCCCTGGCCCAGTCGGCCATACACTGCTCGTCCCAGAGGCCAGCGGTGCGCGTCATCGCTTCCGCCTGGTGAGGCGTGAACCCCAGCGAGCGGAGCATCGCGTACGCGCTCATCGGCTCAACCTCAACCCGTAGCCGCCGCGGCTACCGCGCTCGCGCTCCCGCTGCTTCTCGCGCAGCAACTCCATCTCGCTCTTGGCCGGCGGCTTCTGCGCCTTCACCTTGAAGGTGTGCACGAGCGCGTCGGCGAGGTTCGGCGAGGGGATGCCGCGCTTCGCCAGGTCCTTCTTGCTCTCGACCTCGACCTTGCCGGCGCTGTTGAGGTCGTAGGTCGGCGAGGCCAGCTCGCGGGCCATCTGCTCGCCGAGGTCGCCGGCGGGCAGGCTGGGCGACTCGACGCGGAACCACTCGCGCGCCTGCCACCACAGCCAGTCCTTGAGGCGGTGACAAGCGGGGTGCGGCGGGGACACTTCGGGCGCCGTCTCGCTAGCCGCGACCGCGAGCACGGCCCAGGGGTGCCAGTCGGGTTCGTCGGCCTGCCGCTTCGCCACGTAGGCACGCAGGCCCGCCACGACGCCCGACCCGATGCCGATCTTATCCACCGCGAAGTAGAGCGTGTGCCCTTGGCCCAGGCGCTTCTCGACGCGCAGGCCCAGCGCCACGAGGATGTTCGTGCTCTGCACCGGGTCCGCGCCGTGCCACTCCGCGAGGTCGGAGACGTTGCGCCCCTCGCGCACCACGTGGCTGCTCTTGTCGCGGCCCTCTTCGGCCACGTCCACGCCGATGACGATGGCGGCGGGCTCGTCCTGGTAGGGCGCGCGGCCGATGGACGGGCGCACGAGGCCCATCGGGATGACGAGGCCGGTCACGCTGGCGTCGTAGTCGATGTCGATTTCCTGGGCCACGATGGTCGGGTCCAGGGTCGCGCACTGCTCCGCGTACCAGGCGTCATCCTTGCGCGGGTCGTCGCGCCAGTGGAACGTGAACACGGCCACCTTGCCGCCGCGGGCACGCTTGGCGAAGGGGTTGCCGCCGCCCTTGGGCGTGCTCGTCTCGATGATGATGTCCGCGTTGGCCGACAGGGCGGCCTCGACCGACAGGGGCCGCTCGACGTGGGCGGCCTCGTCGAGGTCGAACACTCGGGTACGCCCGCCGCGGCCGATGTCATCGCCGGCCTCCCCGATGAGCGTGTTGCCGTTCGCCGGGTTGACGAGGCGCATGTGCGTGGCGTGCCGCCGCGGGTCGAACCCCTTGGGGCGCATCCACGCGGGCAGCCAGAGGACCACGAAGCGCACCTTCGCGAAGATGCTCTTCGGGTCGTCCCCGTTGTCCACGAGGTCGGCCTTGCGCGAGCCGAAGCCGCCCGCGTGCCCGTCGTGGAAGAGCCAGTCGTGGACCTGGTCGGCCACGTTGAGCCAGGTCACGCCCATGTCGCGACTCTTCTCGACCACGCCGCGCTTGCGCTCCACCTTGCGGGCCTCGCGCCACGCCAGGTACTCCACCTGACGCGGGAAGGGTTGGAAGGGCATCACGGCATCGGGCTGGCGCGGGTCGTAGGTCCACACCCAGTCCTGCAGCCAGAGCACGCGGTCGGCCGCGCACGCCTCGTTGGCGATGGCCTGCAGCTCCGGGTCGGCGTTGCAGCGGACGAGATTGCGGCGACGGCGCTCCATCTCCCCGAAGAGGTTGGGCGGCGTCCAGATGACGCGGAGATCGGGCACGGCGCTCATGTCGAGGCCTCTTGGCCGGTCCACGCGGCAATCAAGGACGCGCGATCACCCTTCCTGGCCGCCGTGACGGTCAGCTCGCAGCGGGCGTCATCGTGTTCCCACAGGGTCGGCCACCACCCGGCGCGCACGAAGGTATCGTAGAACCGCCGTAGGTCGCGATGTTCGGACGGCCGCCACGGGAACCGGAGCACCACGCGCCCGGCTTCTGCCGGCGCACGCTCCAACGTAGAGGCCAGCAGTTCGCACGTCGTCTGGGCGTCCGCGAGGGACCCTCTCCACCCGGACATCCAGGTCGTCAGATGCGCGCTCATGCGTTACCCCAGCCCTTCCCGATAGAGGCGCAAGGACTCTTTCGGATCGCGCGGCTCTCGCTGGGGAGGCGGCTCGGGCGTGGCAGGTGCGACGGGCGAGGGGGGAGTCTCCACGCTACCCTGCCCGGGAATGATGGGCGGCTCGGGCTCGCGGCGCTCGTGGGCCGGGGGCGGGATGTTGAGGGCCAGGCGCTCGAGGTCGGCCACGCCGCGGGCCGCGCGGACCCAGTGCCCGATTTCGGCCGGGCCGTCGGGAGTAGAAGCAGCCAGGAACCCGCGGGCCCGGTCCACATCGGCGAGTTGGAGCCGCGCTCGTCGCTCCGCTTCGCCCAGCAGGGAATCGGCAATGCGGTGAGGAAGCCCGGTTGCAACCTCGTTGCATACCCGTTGCAAGTCGCTGGTCCAACCTTCGCGATTGGCGCGCTTTTGCAGGGTCGAGAGATTGACATTGTACTTGCGAGCCAGCTGGGCATAGGTGCCCTTGCCGGCCGCGTACGCTTCGCGGATGCGCTGCCAGTTCGCCACACCCTACAACTCCCCTCGCTCGAGCAGGCCGACGATGACCTCGCGGTGCTCGGAGACCCAGGCGCGGGTGTCGTCGCTGCAGATGGAGGCGGGGCCGCGCATCACGAGGTCCTTGCCGTCCAGGCGAAGCTGCAGGCCGATGCGCTGCAGGCGGCTCGCGTGCTGCTTCACGTCGGCCTCGTAGGCGCTGACCGCGCGGGCGCTCATAGTTGCCCCCACGGGTACGTGCTAACGCCGTAATGCACGGTCTGCATGATCGGGCGCGGCTCCGGCGAAGGCAGCTTCACTGGCGGCCACTTGGTGGCGGGCGAGCGGTTGATGGCCTCCGCCGCGGCGAGAGCACGCTGCCCCTGCTCCACGAGCTCGCGCAATTCCTCCACCGTGGAGGTGCGTATCACGTCGACCATGCCGTTCTCGTCGGCCTCGTCCTCCTCGATGGACACCCAGGGCACCGCCACGCCGCCCTCGAACTCGATGCCGCTCTGAATGGTGCTCACGCTTCCACGCCCTCCGGCAGCATCGTGACCACGGTGTGCGTGAGATGCTCGTTCGTGCAGACCACGTGGTAGCCGTCGGCCACGGCGCGCAGCACGGCGGCATCTTCCCTCGCGGGCTTCGTGAACGCTTCGACGAAGAGCAGCATGGGCCTCCAAAGCAGCGAGCCCCCGCCGAAGCGAGGGCCCTGCCGTGTGTGCGGTGACGTGAACCGATGCCTGCCACATTAAGGCCTGGGAGCGGTCATCGACTCCACCGTGACTACGATCAAGCTACATCCTGGCTCCAATCTGACTCCGACCGGACTCCAGTCAAGCTACATCGATGCCCAGAGACCGGCCTTACCGGCCAGCCGCAGCTCTTCCCAGACGAGCCGAACGCCGATGTCCCGGCGGCTCCACAGGGTCGACTCCGCGATATCCCACGCGATGGCCTGGGCGCGCGCGCTCTTGCGGCGGCGGTAGTCGGGCGTCAGGAAGTAGCGCAACGCCTCGATGCACTCGTGCTTCTCCTCGCCCTCCACCTCGCGCATCGCCCACTCGACGGCATCCCAGCGCTGACGCAAGCGCGGCGTCACGTGTTGCTCGTGGTCCAGGTGATCCACGAAGTCGGGGTGCAACTTCACGGCGGCCACGTGCTGCCCGTCCCGGCTGACGGTGTTCATCGGCCCCACATAGCCCTCCTGGTGGCGACGCAGGGCCGTGAGCGCGCGCCCCGCCCGCCAGTGGTCCCCGGTGACCAGGTAGGCGGTGAAGATGTCGAGGGGGATGGGGGCGGGCTGCATGGACACCTCCAGGCGAGGCAGGGACATCGTGCTCACGGCGTGGGCTCCTCCAGGATTGTTGCGTGGAGCGGATTACGGGTAGCGTCGAAACCCTGGACTACGTGCGGCGCACCAGGCGACAAAGCCGCTCGACCAGGCTCGGGTAGTAGACCGGGGCGACGGGAACCCAGGTGCCGTCATCGAGCAGCACCAGCGTGTTAGGGTCGCGCGGAAAGCGCGCTTTCATCCCTGGGTATCCGCAATCCCAGCAAGGGCAGCCCTTCTTGTGCATCGGTCCTCCTTCAAGTTTTCGTCGATTATGTGGATTCCGTGGGCCGCACCGGGCTGGCGGCGTCGCGTTCGAAGCGGCACGAGTTGCAGGGGCAGTTGCTCGCGCCGGAGTGGGCGTAGCTCACGAACATCCGCCCCTCGTCGATCGCCCTCCGCGTCTCCGCGCGGTCGGCGGCGATCTGCTCCGGCGTCACCAACGGCGACATCCGGGCGGTGTTCAGCGCGAGCTGCTCGCCGGTGTCGAGCCCCAGCAGATCCACCACGATGTCGAAGGCGGAGTTCGGCATCCGCTCTCGCCCCCAGTCCCACTTGGAGACCGTGGCCGGCGTGACGCCGCAGGCCGTGGCGACGGTGCGCATCAAGACGCCCTTGTCCGCGCGCAGCCGCTGGAACATCAGCATCGGGTGGCGGGTCATCACGCGCCACCCTTCACGGGGGCAGAGAAGTAGTCGTCGTGGCGCACGACATCCCACTCCTCGGGGTCGCCGTCCCAGCCGTCATACTTGATGTGGCTGGTCAGCTCGCGGGACACCTCTGAAAGCGTCCCGGCTTCCAAGGCTTCGGCGATCACGCGCCGGGCGTCCTTGTAGCCGGTCGCCTTCACGACGTGTGGGATATGGCACGGCACCGGCACCCAGACGATGTACTCTTCCTGCATCTCTTGCTTCTCCTGTCCGCGCTGCGGACTCGTGGTACGAGGGGTTATCTCGACTTAGCGGTGGGACACGGACCCGCCGGCCGTGATGCTGCCGCCAACGCCCATCGCCCTGACAGACCCGCCGGCCTGCACGGAGCCGGCCACGTCACCGCACGACACGCTGCCGCCCGCCAGAACGTTTCCCTTGACGGTGCCGTTGACCGTCACCGGGGCGTCCGTCTGGACCGACAGAGGATCGCCCTCGATCCGAATCTCGACCACGCCCGACACCGGGTCGGCGTCGTTCCAGGGCTTCCCGTTCAGCAGGATGGTGTCGTTGATGATGCTCACGTTGCCCGGCGGCAGGTTGTAGCTCTTCCCGTTGATGGTCACGCGGTTGCCGTTGATGCTGATCATGTCTTGCTCCTCCTGTTCGGGGCGCGCGCCCCGCATATTTGCTGATCGTTGGGGCGCGGCCTACGCGCCCTTGAGTCGAGGGGTTATCTGGGGCGCGGGCTACGCACCGGGCTACGGGTCGATCAGGTCGACGTAGCCCACGATCTTCCGGCCGGTGACGTTCCCGGCATCGTCCGTGGCCGAGGTAACCACGCGCGCGTTCGGGACGTAGGTGACGGCTTCCGCGAGGCTGTAGCTGCCGTCCGGGTTGCGCTGCTGGGTGGTCACCTGAACGACCACGCCCCCGTTCTCGATGTTCATCGCCTTGGTCGACTTCATCCAACCCTCGGCCTGGCTCGACGCCTTGCAGAGCAGCTGGAACATGTCGCCGTCACCCCAGACCTTGAGGTCGGACACGTTGTCCTTGGCCTGGCTGGCGGTGGTGTTGGTCAGGGTCTTCTCGACGGTCATCTGTTGCTCCTCTCGTGCGGGGCGCGTGCCCCGGATAATTGCTGAACTGTGGAAATCACCGCGGCGGCGGGAGGTCGGCCCGGCGTCGCAGCTCCAGCAGCACGCGCGCCGCCATTTCGTACCAGGGCAGGCCGCACTCGCGGTCGTCGCCCAGCGGCCGCGGATGGGCCAGGTGCGCGACGCCCTCGACCGCCGCCCCGATGGCATCGCGGGCCAGGGCCAAGTCGGCCACCGCGCGGTCGCGCTCGGCCGTCACGCCGCGCAAGGCGACCTCCAGCCGGAAGCGCCGCATGGCGCCTGGCGTCATGCTCGGGTCGCTCATCAGCTTGCCGTTGGCGAAGATGCAGGCCACGTCCGGCCAGAACCCGTGCTCCTTGGCGTAGGCGCGCAAGCGGTCCATGCGCTGGCCGTAGAAGTAGCGCGTGTGGTCGCGGCTGTCCCGCGCGCGGTTGCGCGCGACGATGGCGCGCGCCAACTCCTCGCGCAGGGCATCGCGCTCCTCGACGAGCCGCGAGATCGCCCGGCCATGGGCGTCGCGCTGCTTGCGCAGCTCGGCGATCATGCGGTCGCGGTAGTCGTCCGTCTGCTCGTTCATCCGTCGTTTCTCCTGGACTACGTCGACCGGCCGGGCGGGCGCGGCGCGGGCATCGGCGGCACGTGACCGCCCAACGAGGTGTGGTTGGGCCGGCGCGCTCCCTCCAGCTTGAGCGCGTGGAGGGCATAGCCGGGGTCCTTGGTCCGCGCGTAGTAGCGCAGGGCGCGCACCAACGACTCGACGCCTTCGCGCTGCTGGGGCGTGATGCCGCTACCCATCCACTGGAATTCCAGGCCGGGTTGTCGCTTCATCACGCCCTCGCCTCCTTCGCCTTCCACAGCACCGCCCCGGCAAGGGGCTTGCAGCGACCCGCCGCCCAGAGGGCGCACACCCACCCCGTGTCCGCCGCGCCGTCGGCCCGCCCGTGCTCGCAGGAGGCGCAGGGAGAGGCCGCGACCGGGCCGGTGTCCTTCCAGGCCTTGGCGACCTCCGTGTCCCTGGGGCCACGCTTGCGCGGGGCGGGCGCTTGTCGCGGCTGCAGGGGGGCGATGGCCCTGCGCCGGCGCGCGGTCGCTTCCAACTCCAGCCGCCGGGCCTTCCTGCACGCGGCACAGCGCGGCGAGAAGCCGCCGGCCGTTGGCACCGGGTAGACCGCCCCGCAGGCGCACGTCATCTCGGCAGGTCGACGCTTCCGCCGCAGGCGATAGGCCGCCTTGGCCGCCAGCGTCCCGCAGGCGCGCGAGCAGTGAAGCTGGTTGAGGTGGTCGGGCTGGAACACCTCCTTGCAGTGCTTGCAGTGGCGCCGCACGAGTTGCTTGGCCTGGCGCTCGCGGTCCTTGATGTCCCGGTTGTTGCGCCGCTGCTTGCAGGCCGCCGAGCAGTAGCGCCGCCGCGGGTTGGCGTCGCCCGGCAAGGGCGCGCCGCACGTGGGGCAGTTGCGCGTGGCGGGGCGGTAGCGCTTCACGCTTCGGCCTCCTGGTTCTCCCACCGCTTCCAGAGGTGCGGCCGCTCCTTGCCGCGGTCGCTCCGCGGGAGCCGGTCCACGATGGGCGGGCGGGCCCGGCCGTTGCGGCGCCGGTACATGTAGCAGCGCGCGCACTCGCCACCGCCCTTGAAAAGCGCCGGGCGCGCCTTGCAGGTCCAGCACGCTGCTTCGCTCACGCCGCACCTCCCGCCCGCACCACGGCCTGATGCATGGTCAGCCAGGCCGCGATGCCCAGCGCGTCCGCCTCGTGCGAGGTGCGCGGCAAGGCCGGCAGGCCAAAACGCTGCTGCACGGCCGCGCGGGTGCGCATCTTGCGCGCCGCCTCCTTCTCCTTGCGGGTGTCCACGCCCGCCGGCGCCGGGGCCACGACCTTGCGCCACTCGCCCTGGCCGACCTCCACGACCTGGACGACGCCGTGCAGGGCCAGGGCGGCGATGACCACCCCGATGACGCGCTGCAGGGTGCCCGCGTTGGTGTTGAACTGCCCGAAGCTGCGGTAGTCCTCGATGGCGGCGAAGGCGATGGGGCCGGCCTCGCGCAACACGGCGCTCGTGTCCGTGTAGATCTCCGCCAGGCGCCGCGGCTGCCCGTCCTCCTTGCGCGTGCTGATGGTGCCGTGCTGCACGGCCACCCAGCCGCCGCCGCAGCGCTCCAGGATGGCGAAGCCCACGTCGGCGAGGCCGGGATCCAGGCCCAAGATACGCATCACGCCATACCTCCGAAGTCCAGGCGGAGCTGCACACCGCCCAAGCAGTGGGGCGAGAACCAGATGCGCTCGCGCCCGCGGTTCGCCTTGCCGCGTTCGGCCTTCTTGGCAAGCACGCTGTAGCCGGCCGCCGGTGTCCAGGCCTCGACCGACCAGCCCAGGTCCTCGAGCTCGTCGTGCGTGCCCTCGTAGCCGCACACGGCGATGCGCAGCATGGGGTTGTTGCCGTTGGCCTTTGCCCAGTCGTGCACATCGTGCGCCACCGTGCCATCCTCGACGCCGTAGGCGTGCATGTTCCGGTCGGCGTCCGCCGGGTACGGCGGGTCCAGCAGGATGGCCGTCACGCCGTTGGTCGTCGTAACCGACGGTCGCACGACCCGCTCCCAGTCCCCGCAGCACACCCGCGTGTAGCGGAGGCGGTCGGCCAGCAGCGTGAAGTACTCGCCGAGCGCGCGGGCCGCCCGCCAGGCCGCGCCGTAGAGCATCGAGGCAACGTTGCGCGCGCCGTCCAGGATGCAGAGGCGGGTCACCTCTGCCGTCCAGCCGTTGTCGAGGTGGCGGGCGACGGGGCGCCCGACCATGACCACGCCGACCACGCGATCGCCGTCGTTGGCCGCGCAGCCGAACAGCCAGCCCTGCGGCGGCTTGTGGTGCCGGTGGTGACGCCCCACGAAGGCGCAGGCCTCGCGGAACGTGATGGGCTGGACGATTAGCACGCCGCACCTCCCAGCCGCCAGCCCGCGCCCCGCGTGATGCCGGCCCGCTCCTTCCGGCGCCACAGCCGCGCCAGCGTGGCGCAATGCTCCTTCCAGGGGTTCAAGCCTTACCTCCTTCGACCCGCAGGCCATCCAGGGCCGCGAGGTAGCGCCGGTGGGCGCCGGCTACGTTGATGCGATGCTTGAGGGACCAGGCCAGGACGCGGCGCGCCCGGCGGTAGATGACGACGGCGCTCATGCCAGGGCCCCCGCCGACACGGAGGCCACGAAGCGCGTCCGCTCAGCCTCGTAGACCACGGGCACGGTGCCCACCGCGCCGTCGCGCTGCTTGACCAGCAGCAACTCGGCGTCGGTCTTCTCGCCCTCGCGGTGCGGCCGGTGCAGCATCACGATGGCGTCGGCCTTCTGTTCCAGTTGGCCGCTATCGCGTAGGTCGCTCGCCCGCGGCTTGCGGTTGTCGCGGTCGACCTCGCGCGAGAGCTGGGCGATCGCGATGCCCGGCACCCGCAGCCGGCGGAACATCACGCCCACGTCGCGCGCGATCTGGCTCATCCGCTCGTAGGCGCTGGCCCGCGGGTCGACCGCCGCGACCTCGCTCAAGTGGTCGATGACCACCAGCGCCAGGGGCGTCTTGGCGTGCTGCTGCTGCGCGCCGGCCGCGATCTGGGCGACCGTCATGGCCGGCCGGTCATCGATCCAAAGCGGCAGCTCCGCGATCGAGCGCGCCGCCTGCGAGAGCAAGTCCAACTCAGCGTCGCTCACCGCGCCGTTACGCTGCCGCACGGTGCCCACGCCGGTCATCTGGGCCAGCAGCCGCCGCGTGATGGCCTCCTTGTCCATTTCCAGGGACGCGAAGTACACCGGGCCGTGGTTCTGGGCGACGTGTAGCATCATCTGGTTTGCCAGCGCCGTCTTGCCGGCCGACGGGCGCGCCGCCATCACGACGTAGTTGCCCGGCGCCACGTAAAGCATCTCGTCCAGTTGCTTGATGCCGGTGGTCACCGCCGGACCGGTCCGCTCGTACCGCTTGCGCGCCTGGTGCTGTCGGTTGGTGTCGTCCGTGACGTCGGCGGCCACATCGCCCACGCGTACGGCCTTCTCGTTGCGGCGGGCCTGCACGGCCATCAGCCGCCCTTGGGCCGCGGTGACGGGCTCCTCGGCGTGAGGGTCGAACAACTCGCCCAGGCTGTCCGCGCAAGCCGCGATCGCGGCGCGGCGTAGGGCCAGATCCGCCACGTGACGGGCGTGGTACTCCGTGTGCGCCGTCGTGGGGATGGAGCCGTAGAGGTCCACCAGGTAGGGGAAGCCACCCACGTCGTCGAGGTTGGCGCCCAAGGCGTCGCGGACCGTCAACAACTCCACCGGCTTGCCGGCGTCGGCCACGGCGCACAGGGCACGCCACAAGATGGCGTGAGCCGGACGGTAGAAGTCCCCGGGCTCGAGGATGCCACGGGCCACGACCAGGGCGTGGAGGTCGACCAGGCCGGCAGCCAGAACCGCCTGCTCCGAGTCGACGTCGTGAGGGGGGACGCGCTCGACGATGCTCACGCCGGCCTCCGCTGGGACCAGACCCAATCACCGGTCGACGCGAGGCCGCCGGTCAGGTGCCGGGCCGCCTCGTAGGGGTCCACGCCGAGCGACGACGCCCAGTTCATCACCGAGGCCTGGGAGGGTCCGTTGGGGCCGATGAAGGGCCGGTAAGAGTCCAGCCAGGGCCGGCCGACGATGCTGGCCGGGACGACCGGCGGCGGGGGCAGATCTGGCACGGCAGCGAGCACCGGCCGGGCCGCCGGCGGATAGTCCTCCCAGCGCCGTTCGGTCCCCAGGAAGGTGGAGGGGTGGCAGATGAAGCGCCCGCCCTCCTCCGCCCACTTCCCGCTCGCCAACCACCGCTGCAGCCCGGCGAGGATGTCGTCGGGGTCGACCCCCGCGGCAACGTGACGCTTCCAGAGCTCCGCCGCCTTGGCCTTGCCGACCTTGAGCGGGTAGGGCTCCCAGAACTTGGTCTCGAAGTCCGACGGGTACTTGAACGTGGGCTTGGGAGCGGCCCGAACGGGGCGCGCGGCGCCCTCCCCGGTCGGGGGGGGGCCTGGGGGGGCAGAAACCACCGGAGAGGGCAAAGGGGGCCGAACGGTATCGGCCACGTGCTCCGCCTGGTCGGCGTCCAACGGGGTCTCCATCGGACCGGCTTCGAAGGGGACCCCCTCTCGCGCATGTGCATGCGCGGAAGAAGACTCATGGGAGATAGAGGTGGTTAAGGAGGGGTGTGGGGAACCATTAGGAGGGGAAAGAGGGACGTCACGCACCTCCGTCACGCCCATGTCACACCCCATGTCACGCTCGCGCTTGCGACGTTGCCGACCCGCGGCAGACGTACGTTTCCGGTCGGCGCGCTGGGCGATGTCACGCGCCTGTAACGCCTCGCGAATCAGGCGAACCGCTTGAAGTTCGGCGGTGCGATCCTCGCTCGCGGCGACCTGGGCCACGAGGGCTAAGAGGTCATCGGGGACATCGACCAGCGCCATCGCCCTAGCCCTCGATGGCCGTCTCGACCACCAGGGTCGACTCGGCGGCTGCGGCAGTCTCCGGCTCGGGCTCCTTCTTCGCCTTGCCCTTGCCCTTCTTCGCGGGCTTCTCCGCGGCGCGCTTGTCGTCGAAGGTGGTGAGCTGCCCGGCCTCGTTCACCGTGGCCGTGACGCGGCCCTCCAGCTTCTCCGTCTTGGCGGCAGTGGCGACGGCCGTCTTGATGTTGTGGACGAAGCCGCTTTTGGTCAGCGTGACCTTGGCCGTCACCGTCGCGCTGCTGCCGTCGGCGCCCAGGGCGAGCGTCGCCACGGCGTGGTCGATCTGTTGCTGGACGCGCTCCAGGAAGCGTCCCTTCTCCAGGGACTCGATGGTGATGGGCTCGCCCGGCTGGGCCTCGAAGGGCGCGGCAACGGGGGAGTCGGCGGGGATGCCGCCGGGGAAGGGTAGGACCGGGTTGGTAGCTTGGATGGTCACGGGGTTCCTTTCTGCGTGGGGGTGCCGCTCGCGCGGCCCTTGTCGAAGCCGTCTTGCCAGTCGATGGGGTCGGCCGGCGGCCAGGTCTCCCGCCGCGGGGGCAGGCCGCGGAGCCAGCGGCGCCCGTCCTCGTAGCCGGCGAGCCAGGAGGGCGAGGGGTCGGTCACGGCCGACCTCCCAACTCGGGCGCGTTGCCCGGGTCTGCCTGCAAGCCGAGGGCGGGGGCGTTGCCCGGGTCCGGTCGTTCGGCCCACGATGCGCACGCGGGCCACTTCTTGCGCAGGTCGCTCCCCGGTCCCCGGGTCCAGTTGGGGCGGTCGATCGCGCACTTCCAGAAGGTCTTATGGCTTCGTGCGCCGGAATCCACGCAATGCGCGCAGGACCCACAGGTCTTGCCTCGCGGCTCGCGCAGCGGTTTGCCGTTCAGCGGATGCCGGCCGGTCTGGATGGCGATCTGGGCGCGCAGGGTGCGGGCCGCGTCGGCGCTGATGCCCATGCGCGCCGCCGTCTTCACCTCGGGCGGGATGACCGTCCCCGCGGGGAAGCTGTAGCCGTTGATGACCACGCGATCGTCGCTCATTGGGCACCTCCGGCGCGCTCCAGCGAGTCGAGGATGATGCGGGCGCCCTCGACCACGACGCTCGTCGCGGCGTCGCCCAGCCCCGCCGCCTCGAACAACTCGACGTAGCGCGGCAACACCTCGTCGACCAGGAAGCCGCGAAGGCGAGCCACGTCGTCCTCGGCCCGCTCCACCGCGTCGCACAGGTCGGCGAGGTCCGCGGGGGCGTGGGCGATGAGGGTGGCGTCAGCCTCGCTCTCCGGCGACAGATCTGCCGTCAAGCAAACGAAGTCGCCCACCCGTCCGGGATAGGTTTCGCGACCGATGACGAAGGCGTTGCGGTCGCGCTCCATGAACCACGGCCCCATCAACGCCGCCGCCAGCCGCCCCCGGACCTCCGCCACGAGGGCGGTCGCGTCTTGCGGCATCACGCCACCCCCTTGCAGCCGGACGCCTCGCGGGCGCCCATCGGGATGGCCTCGCTGTAGGGGCGGGCCTTCTTCGCCTCGGCGAGCTCCATCTGCAGTTCGCCGATGCGTTGGGCCGCGCTCCACAGACGACTCTCCAACTCCTTGCAGCGCGCGGACGCGTCCGCGGCCAGGAAGGCGTTCATCTGGCCCTTGATGTCGGCGAGGTCGGCGCCGGTGAAGGTGACGGTGATGCTCATGCCGCCACCGCCTTGCGGAAGGCCAGGAACTCCGCCACGTCGGCCAGGCGCCGAACCACCTCGCCGCCCTTGTGGACCGCGATGAAGCCTTCGTCCACGCTCCAGAAGTAGCCGCGCTCCATCAGCGCCTTGGCCGCCGCGCAGAACGTGCGATCGCTCGACAGCATCGACTCGGTGAGCTTCGGCCGGTGCACGGGTGCCTTGGGGTTCCACCAGCGCTGACCATCGCTGACGATGCCCGGGATGATGGCGTCGCAGAGGTCGTCGTACTGGTCGCGGGACAGGGAGCGCGGGTCGTTGCCCGCGCCCCCCATCACCTGGTCGACCAGCTCGCGCACCTCGTCCGCGTCGAGCCCGTTGTCGCGCCCGATGGCGAACAGCCGGGCCACCTGGGCCTGGGAGCGGCCGGGGTCGGCCGCGACGCGCAAGACCGGCACGGCTAGAACTCGCCCGCCGGCGGCACGATGTCCGACACGACGCTGTAGGGGTCGCCGTTCTTCCCCGCCTTGTCCGTGACCTTGATGGACACGTTGGCCCCGATCAGGCCGTCCGTGTCGAAGTCGATGGGGCGGCCGTCCGGCGACAGCAAGCCCTCGGTGCCGACGATGGCGCCGACCCACGTCCAGTTCTTCGGCACCTGGCCGCCCGGCGCCCCCGGGCCCCAGGCCATCGAGGTGACGCCCTCGATCGTGTACACGTCGCCCGTGCGCTTGCTGGTGACCTCGAACTCCCAGCAGAGCATCGGCTTCTTCTGGCCGGGCTTCTTCGGGTCGTCCATCTCGAACTGGCGGATGTTCACCAACGTCGCCGGGTAGGTGCCGGACGGGATGTGCACCTTGACGAAGTCGCCGCCGCCGGTGGGGGTCAGGATGGGCATCTGGTGCTCCTTTCGGTGCGCCCTCTACGGGTCGCGCTAGTCCCCTGCCTTGTTCAACGCCGGGAGGGGAACCCCGGTCGGACCACGGCTAGGCCGCGGTTTCGGCTTGCGGTTCGGGTAGGCACGCCTCGCACGGCTCGCTGCCGACGATGCCGTAGAACCGGCACCCGGGGCCGCCCTCGTCGAGGTAGCCGACCTCGTCCCAGCCGTACACGGGCACCTCGCCCAGGCCGTTGCAGGTCGAGCACGGCATCACGCGGACCTCCGCGCGTCCGCCGCCACGTCGGCCACGGGCAGGCGGCCCAGGATCAGGTCGCCCGTCGACGCCCGGAAGGCCTTGCGCCGCGCGGCCAGGTCGTCCAGGGCCGGCTTGGCCCAGGCGCGCAACTCGGCGAGGGCCCGCTTGTCCCGGCCCAGCAGGACCCGGTCGCCGGCCCGGCGCGAGTACATCGCGTTGAGCAGGTGCACGGCGCGGTAGGCGCGGTAGTAGTGGCGGATAACCGAGAACGGCATCAGCGTGCCCTCCGCATCGGCCGCGCCAGGCGCGCGAGCGTCGTCGTGATGAGGTGCCAGCGGCGGTCCTTGCAGCCGTGACAAGTGCAGATTGTTAAATCCACGTCCCGTGTCCTTTCAGGCTTGTTGGTGGCCATGACCACCGCCGTGTTAAGCTATGTAACGAAACAGGTAACCCGGCGAAACGAAGCGCCCGCGCGGATAATCGCGGTCGCCGGGGCTAGGACGCGCTTCCTTCCAGGGGGAGGGCGTTTCCGCAGGCCAGGCAGTAGCAGCCGTCGGTGACGACCTCGTAGCAGGGCGTCCGGTCGGGACGCGGGGCCAGGAGGCCCGCGGCGGCCAGCGTCCGGATGTGGTGGTGCGCGGTCGACGTGGACTGGAGGCCCACGCCCTCGCAGATGCCGCGGATCGTCGGCACCCGCCCGCCGTTCGCCCGCGCGTGCCGCAGGATGAACATCAGCACCCGCGCCTGCGTCGGACCGAGGTGGTTCGTCGCGGTCACGCGCTCGCCTCCCTCTTGGCCTCGGCGGCCTCGCGGGCCAGGCGGGCGTAACGCTCGTCGCGGGACTCGAGCACCTGCTGGAGCACCTCCAGGAACCGCTCCGCCGGGTCCCGCTCGTCGGCGTCCTTCTTCTTGGGCATCGGGGGCTCCTTTCTACGAGGCCGCGGGGGTGTCGCTTGCGGTTTCCTGAAAGGTGGGGGCGTAAAAAACCGTCCAGTCCACCCCCAGCGCCTTTGCAATCTTCTCGACGCTGCCCGGTCGCGGCTCGATGTTGCTCTTGGGGTTCTCCAGGTCGTACACCGTCGCAACCCCAACGCCGGCCTTCTGTGCGAGCTTCGGCTTGCTAAGACCCGCTTGCTCACGTGCGCTTGTGAGCGCCTGCCGTTGGAACTTCACTTGCATCACCTCCTTACAGGTTCCTGTAAGAATATTACGGATTCCCGTAAGGCGTCAAGCATTTTTTTCAGAAAACCGGAAGGATGGTCGCTTATGCTGGTCTTACGGGAAAGCGAAATGCCAGCAGTCGCAGAGAACGCCTTGGGAACCACACGGCTTGGCGATTACGTCGCCAGGATTCGACGCGAGAAAAACCTTAGCCTTCCAGAAATCCGTAGGCGTGGCGGTCCTGGCGCATCTACGGTCAACGGCATTGAGAACGGCACGACACCAGACCGTCCCAAGCGCTCCACACTGGAGAAGTTGGCGCGCGGTCTAGGTGTCCCGCTCGCCGAAGTCCTCGAGGCCGCGGGCGAATTGCTGCCCGAAGACGCCCCGCCGCCTCGCCAACCCCACCCTGTGACCGTCCTCCCCGGGCGCCTGGTCGAGCGGATGACCGACTGGGAGCGCGAGGTGTTGGACCTCATGCACGAGGCGGACATGAGCCACGGGGTCCTGATGACCCCCGACTTCTGGGCGCGCCCGCCGGAGGCACGCGCCCGGTTCCTGGTAACGGTCGAGGACGGCGCGCGCAAGGCGCTGGAGATGAAGCGGCAGATCGAGGAGCGGCGGCGTGTCCAGGAAGATTGACCCCATCTTCTTCGGGGCGGATGGCGACCTTCGCGCCATCGAACGGGACTTCGCGGACATCCTGGCGCGCTACGACGTGGGGCTTTCCCCGGCCTGCGGCGGTGCTGACGACGTGAACCTCGTTCGCGCTGGCCGCGTCTACGACCTCCAGCTTCACCGGAAGATCGACCTGCCGGAGATGCGCGAGGCCGCCGGCATCCAGCTCGGCTTGCTCCACTTCGGCCACCTGGCTCCGGATGCCCCGCCCTGGTGGCACGACGCCGACTACGAGCGCAGCAACCGCCGCCGCTGGCGGGCGGCGTTGCTTTGGGCGTCGCGTTATCTCGTCCACGAACGCACGTTGGCCGACGCCATACGCGAGGGGTGGACGGTCGAGCGTCTGGCCCACGAGTGCCAGGTGACGGAGCGCGTAGCCGGCGTGCGGATGCGCGAGGCCGCAGGGCAAGCCCCCTTTTTTTCGGTGTGATTATGTCGTCCTACACGCTTCAGTGCTTGGCGGTTGGCGATCAGGAAAGGTGTCGGTGACAGATGACGCGACGACTTGGTTTGGCGCTTTGCCTTGTGGCCGCGCTCCAACTTCCCGCCCAGGCCACGCTAACCGAACTCTCGCGCACATCAACGCACTACCACTTCTTAGAACTGTCTTCTATAACGCCGCTGGGCGGTGGAATCTATCAGTATTGGATTAAGTCTGTACTCAACCCAGATGAGTCATGGACAAGGCAGTCAATCCGCGACCGATACAAAGAGAGGATTGTAAAGCGGTACGGCGGGTTTGATAACATAGGGGTCAGTGAATCGGATATTAATAACTGGGCGTACGATATGGAGCTTGTAATGATGGACATCAAAAGGAAGAGATACAAGCTACTTAAATCTACGTCGTACACATTTGACGGAAACTCCATTCCTGGAATGAGCTACACATTTGAGGAGCAGGGGTCAAAGTGGGATTACGTGATTCCTCACACAGCCAAGGACACGGAGTGTCGTTACCTGGCAGCCAGGTATGGTCGCTAAAGGAAGCCCCCATGCGCATCTTCCCCGCCCTGCTGGCCGCCGCGATGCTCGCCTTTGCCCCGATGGCCGACGCCGACGCGAAGAAGGCCAAGCCCCAGCCCGGCGCGGCCGTGGCGGCCGGCACGGTCAGCATGAACACGTCGAGCAAGAAGTTCCACGAGCAGGGCTGCCGCTACTTCGACTGCAAGAACTGCGTGCGCGTCACGCGGGCGGAGGCAGAGCGGCAAGGCGGGGTGCCGTGCAAGAAGTGCCACTAGCCCCATGACCTCCCCCCGCTTCCCGCCCGCCCTGGCCGCTCGACGCCTAGCCCTACCACGACAAGGAGATCACCATGGCAGACGAAGCCAAGCACCTGACCGCCCGCGAGGTCGCGCTGGAATTGACGCGCATCGCCGTCGAGCAAAAGATCGCCCTGACACCTCACCAGAAGGGCGAGACAACCAGGACGATCATGACCGTGGAGGATATGCAGCGGGCGTTCTTGGCCTTCCATCACGCCGCGGATAAGAAGGTGGTGAAGGACCCGCTTCAGGTGGAGTCGGCTTTGCCCGTCCACTGACCGGGCCAACGCGCTTCCTCGAACGCCGCCAGGGCTTCCGCCCCCTCGCGGGCCTCTTCCGCGCTGTGGGCGATGATAACGGCTTCGCGGCCGTCGCGCGTCTGCGTCGAGATGGTGATCTGCATGCTCGTCCCTCCTGAAACCAGCATACCACCGGGCGATCCCGGGAAATCCTCGTGACCCGCGCCGTCCTCTACGCCAGAGTGAGCAGCAGTCTCCAAGAGCGCGACGGCTGCAGCCTGGACGCGCAGAAGGCCCTTGCCCGCGACTACTGCACGCGGCGCGGCTGGGACCTCGTGGAAGAGGTCGTGGACGTGATGAGCGGCAGCAAGGCCGACCGGCCCGGCCTGGCCCGCGTGGAGGCCATGGTGAAGCGGCGCGCCGTGGACGTGGTCCTGGTCTACAAGATCGACCGCCTGTCCCGCGACGCCGCCCACTACCTGCAGCTGCTCCAGGACTTCGCCCGCCACGACGTGGGGCTGTCCTCGTTGACGCAGGACCTGGACACGACGACGACCATGGGGCGCTTCGTGCTGCGCATCCTCATCATCGTGGCGGAGATGGAGGCGGAGAACACGGCCGACCGGGTGCGCGACAACATCCGGTTCCGTGCCGCCCAGGGGCGCATCCTCGCCGGCAAGCACGCGCCCTTCGGCTACCGCTACGTCAAGGCGCGCACCGACCCCGACGGCACGAAGCACCCGGGCCGGCTCGAGGTGGACGAGGACGAGGCCGCGACGGTGCGCCGGCTGTTCGAGCTCTTCCTGGCGAAGCGGAGCGTGCTGGGCGCGATGAAGGCGGCCACGGCGGAGGGGCGCACGTCCCGCGACGGCAAGCCGCTCTGGCGCAACACGGTCTACACCATCCTGCGCAACCCGGCGTACATGGGGGTGATGCGACAGTTGCGTTCGCGCCGGGTCAACCGGGGCGGTCGCAAGGTGGCCGTGGCGACGCGCCCCGACGAGTGGGTGGAGGGCCCGGCCCCCTGGCCGGCGCTGGTGGACCGCGCGACGTGGGAGGCGGCCCAGGCCGTCCTCGACGGCAACGCGGGCGTACCCTCGCGGGCCATCGCCAGCCGCGAGGTGTCCATGTGGCCGATGCTCGTGCGCTGCGGATCCTGCGGGCGCTCCATGAGCCGCATCCTGGTCAACCGCAAGCGCGGGGACCCGACGGTGCGCATCATCTGCGCCACGCGGGCGGACGGCGGCCCGGTGGGGTGCGACCGCCCGGCCAGCGTCAGCGAGCGGTGGATGGACCTCGCCGTGGCCCCGCGCATCCTGGAGGCCCTGGCCCCCCTGGCGACCCGCGGGGAGGCGCCCGCCAAGCCGAAGGCCCGGAAGAAGGCCGACCCCGCCGCGGCCCTGGCGCGCGTCGAGCGGCAACGGGAAGCGGTGCGCAAGCAGCACGAGTGGGGCGCCATCACGGACGACCAGGCCCGCGCCCGCTTCGCCGAGTTGTCCGCCGAGGCGGCGCGTCTGGTCGCGCCCGAGCCCGAGGCCGACGCGCCGCCCCTGCCGCGGGACCTCGCCGGGGCGTGGCCCACCATGAGCCCGGCCGAGCGGAACATGGTGTTGTCGGTGGTGCTGCGGCACGTGCGCATCGACGGGACCGACACGGCCACCGTGTGCTTCCGGCCGTCGGCCGACCCCGATTGGCCCGAGGACTTCACCCTGGAGGTGACGGATCTTAGGACCCGCGCGGGGAAAGCGTTGGGCGGCCGGTAGGGGGTCCTCGTGCATGTGCGAGTTAGAAGCCGTACGGTGACTAGTGCATGCGCTAACTCGCACACATCGCCTTGACCCGGCGATCACCGCTCGCCTATACTGGTCGAGCGCTCGGGGTCGAGAGGCCCCTTGCGCAACCAGCCGGCCTCCGTGCCGGGGCGATCTAGGTGGCTCCTAGATATGCCTTCGGGGATCGCCTCCCGAGCGGTTGACCAGGGCTACGGGCCTCGTGCCCTCCAGCCAGGCCGCGGTGGCCTACGACAAGGACCCAAGGCGTTAATCGGTTGGCCGGCTTGCCGGAGTTACCTGGACCGTGCCCCCTGCTCCGGCGGGGGGTTTCGCGTTAGCCGCACCACGCCTTGATTTGCTCTATCGCACAAGATCGGGGCTGTGTGATAGGCGATCGATAGGTTGTGTGATAGAACCGCACCACGACGGGCGCCTGTCGACCCGATCGACACGTTCGCGCGACCTGTCGATCGGGAGGCCCCTCCATCGACATATCGCACGCCCGACGGGCGCCGGGGCGGTCCTCCCCGGCGCGGGGCCCTTCCTCCCCGTCTCCGTCGTCGTGCTGCGGGTGACGTCTCCACCCGCCCTTGGCCGTCGCGGTGCAGGCGCCTTGAGATGTCCGCAAGTTGCGGACGACTGGGCACGCGCCGCCCGGGACGGCCGAGGCTTATCAAATGAGCCTAGCGAAGCATAGGCCAATCCAGAAGCCGAGGATGAAGATGAGCGCTATGCTCACGGCCGCCCATCCTTCGTCGGCACCACGGCCGCGACGCCCACGGGCGCCAGGGCCGCCAGCACGTCCACGACGGCCAGGCTCACCGCGTTGGGGTCCAGGGCGAGCAGGGCGGACGGGTTGCCGGTCGCTACCGCCACGGCCACGCCCGCGGCCACGCCGGCCAGGGTGAAGCCCGCCGTGACCAGGCCGCGGCGAGCGCCCAGCCCGGCCAGGGTGGGGTCGAGGCGCGCCTGGCCGACGCGCAGCAGCACGGCGATGGCGACGCCGGCCACCGGCGCCCAGCCGGAGGGGGTCAGGGTGGTGGGGTCCATCAGCGGGCCGCCTTTGCGCGCTTCTTGCGGAAGCCAGCCAGGTCCTTGCGGATCTTCTTGATGGCGCTCACCGTGGAGTTGAAGTCGGCGTCGCTCTCGCCGCGCGCCGTGCGCTGCATCTCCTCGAGGGCGCAGTTCAGCGCGGTGTGCGCGAACTTCTCCAACTGGGCGTCGATGTCGATCATGGCTTAACCCTCCCAGCGCGCGCGGTAGCCGCGGCGGTCGACGTGCGTGAAGCCGGCGTAGCGGCAGATGCCGCCGTTGTCGAAGGCCGGCACCTTCTCCGCGGCCTGGGCCACGTAGGACGGCGAGCAGCGTGCGGACACGTCGGCGGCCTTGCCCTGCATGTGCTGGCTCTTGGGCGCCCCGCCGATGCGCTTGTTGTACGCCGGGCAGCGGTATCCGCTGTTGATGTGCAGCGGCATCCCGACCAAGGCGCGCAGTTTCTCGAGCTCGAGCGCGGTCTTGGCGAGCTCCGCCTCGACGTGCGGCGGGGCGTCGCAGCCGCAGTGGCAGTCGAGCTCGCGGCGCGTGAAGTGCTCCGAGTAGTGGGTTTTGGTGGGGTAGGGCATGAGGCCTCCTACTTGTGCTGGGCGGGGCCGGTCCAGACCAGGGCCCACGCCCCGGCGACCAGCGCGGCCACGCCCAGGAACAGGGCGGTGACGGACGAGACGATGCGCTCGAGGCGGTCGACGCGGGCCGCGAGCGCCACGAGCTGCGGGGCGATACCGGGGTGCCACGTGCCGTTCTCGTCGGTGGCCCCCCGGATGGCGGCCAGCACCTCGCGGTGGTTCGCCTCGATGAGTTGGCGAAGGTCGTCCGTGGGCGTGGTCGGTGGCGGCGGCATGGTCGTCTCCAGCGGGGTCAAAAGGGGTAGCTCGTCGACACGGCCTCGACGAAGCGCACGCCGGAGCCGGCGAACACCTCGTTGAAAACGCGCAGGATGGTGCCCTGGCTCTGGTCGGGCAGGCGGCGGTAGCCGCTGGTGTCGATGGCCCAGGGGCCCAGACGGTCCCGGCCCACGCAGATGACGTGGTGGCCCCAGCCGTCCCCGTCCCGCAGCGTGAACAGCACGCGGCTCCCCGTGTCGCGGGTGGCGAGGTATGCCCACGAGGCGAAGTCGTCGCAATCGATGGCGAGCGTCTTGACGTAGCCGCGCTCGATGGCCGCCTGCAGGCGTTCGGGGTGCAGGTAGAAGTCCGCCGCCCCGCCCGCGGGGTCGCCCGTGTAGGGGATGTGCTGGGCCATGTAGGCCGCCGCCTGCTCGGGGGTGTCGAAGGCGGGCACCGTGGCGCGCGGCTCGGGCGCCTTGATCCAGTCGTTCGCGCGGGACCAGAGCGCCTTGGCGGTGTTGTAGATGGCGAGGATCACGACGACCCCCCTACGGCCGGAACGTCACGAGCCGGTAGGTGCCCGACACGGGGGTCAGGCTGCCGGCGGTGTAGTTCTGGAAGATGATTTGGAAGATCGAGCTGCCCGTCCCCAGGCATCCCACGATGCCCACGCCATCGGGCATCCCGGCCGGCGGGCAGACGAACATGTAGTCGGAGCTGTTCATCCCGATGAAGTTGGTGGCCGCGTTGAAGGTGTTGCGGTTGGTGGTGTTGGCACTCACCGCCGCCGGCGTCAACGTGCCGGAGAAGCAGCGCCAGCGCGTGAAGGTCGTGCCATTGCTCGACCCGCCGACGCGCATCGAGGTGTCCGTTTGCAGGATGCCGGCAAAGGTCTTGTCGCCGGCAAAGGTCTGCGTGCCGGTCGTCATCACGCCGGGCTGCGTCGCCGACGCCGCGTCATCCCGCAACGTGAAGTTCACCGCGTGGGCCGGGAGGGTCGCGAGGAGACCGGCCAGAAGGCCGGCCAGGGGCATCAGTAGCGCTCGCATCAGAAGGCCAGCGCGTAGATCTTGTAGGTGCCCGACGTGGGGGTCAGGGCGCCGGCGGTGCTGTTGCCGAAGCGGATTTCCAAGGTGTCCGTCGCCGACACGCGGCAACCCGCGATGCCCAGGCCGGTGGTGAAGCTGCCCGGCGGGTTGACGAACACGACATCCGAGGTCGTCAGCCCCGTCACCGTGAACGCCTGGGCCGCGCTGGTGTCCGCGGCCACGCTGGCCGGCGTCAGGCTCTGCGAGAAGACCTTGATGCGGGTAATGGCCGTGCCCGTGCTGCTCGTGCCCACGCGCAGCGATAAATCGGCGTTCAGGTTGCCCTGGAAGGTCTTGGTGCCCTGGAAGGTCTGCGCCCCGGTCGTGATGATGCCGGCCTGTGTGCTGCTGGCCGGGCCGCGCTGGAAGTTCACGGCCCCGACGGCCGGCGCCGCGACGACGATGCCGACGAGCGCGGCCAGGACGGTGTTGAACAAGTCGCGCCGCATCTTAACGCACCAGCACGATGCGCGTGTTGACGTTGCTGCCGCCGGTCCTGATGCCGTACCACTGGCGCCCCCGGCTCCACTCGACCCATAAGATCGAGCCCGCGCCCAGCAGGAAGCCCGTCGCCGTGGTCACGGCGGAGCCCCCTACGGCGATCTCCCCGTCCGTGGGGTTCAGGAAGAACCCCTTGTACGGCTCGCTCGCCAGCGTCGACCCGGCGAGCAGGCTGGTGGCGCTGTTGGTCACGGACACCGCCGTGACGGCCAGGGGCGTGTTGAGGTCGCCGACCGCGAAGGCCGGCGCCGCGAACGGCAGCACGCCGGCAAGCGGCGCCCCGCGGAACGACGGAAGGGGCGCACAAAGAAGCGCCGCCACGAGGGCGGCGCCGGTGACGAACTTGCGAAGCATCTACTCCTCCTTCTAGGGCGACGGCTCGACCAGGAGCCAATCCACTTGCGACGTGTCGGCGACGAGCGCGCCCGCGCCGTCGACGGAGTTGATGACGAACGAGGTGTTGGCCGTGACCGTGCCCACCTCGAGGAAGCCGCGCGTGCCGCCGCCAACCGCGCGGGACAAGAAGATGCGCGTGGAGGCGGTGATGCTGGTGTTCGCGACGGTCACGGTGCCGCCCACGAGGGTGGCGCGGCCCATCCGGGCGTTGCTGCCCTCCTTGATCTGCAAGCCCTTACCGGCCGCCTGCGCGACCACGTTGCCGTCGGTATTGACATCGCCACCGAAGTAGGACTTGTCGGTCTCGACGTAGACGCCGTAGCGGTTGGT